ATTTCTAGATACATCTAATATACTATCAGTCGCAGTGGGCATAACTATATTAACCCCTTGTGAAGTATTCCCACCATGACTAGATGCAGTTGTAAGAGAAGCAGCCCATCTTAATAAATCTTTAGGAATACTTGCCGCTACAAACTTCTGCGCAGACACAATGAACTCATCAGAAGCTCCATGAGCTGTTACTCCTGTGATAGAAACTATCTCAGTAGATATATTTGTTGTTGCCATAGAAGTATAGAGAAGTATCGAGCCTCTCTATACTTGGAATCTTTATATGACGCTATTACCTCGCCAACTTCAGATTTTTATTGTAATCCAACCTCTAATTCGATATGTACAACATCGGCTGCTTCACCAGCACCCTTCATTCCTACAAAGAATGGGGTTACGATATCGCCACTATCAAATGTATGAGTATGAGTATTCACAGTAGGAGCTACTCCATCTAATTTAAATGTAGAAACACCAGCTGCTGAAACATACACTTCAATCGTATGAACTTCGCCATCAGCCCAATTATCAGTAGTGTCTGTTGGAGTAGCAGTGGAGTCATTTAAAGCAGTTTCTACTTTAACATCACCAGCATCTACATCCAAACAGGCATAATCTGTATAAGTAGCTTTTGGGTCAGCCACATGAGCCTGTGACTTTAGTCTAAAACCAGCCATACAATAATCGAGACCCGAAACATTACCAATTTTAATCGTATGTTTCATATAGAAAGCAGGGGTAGAACCGATGGTGAAAGTATCAACACCGTCTATACCTTTAAAGCTTCTATGACACATAACAAATTGATAACCGAGGTTATTCGTATCAGCTTGTTCCCAAGTCATACCAAGTGAAGTCCCAGTAGGAGCATCTACCGTACAAGCACCCATGTAAGCTGCACTTAGGTTAAGTCCATCAGGAAACTGGAGTGAGACCTCCTCTTCTGTTGAACCATCACTAAGCTTTGCAGCTCCGCCTACTCTTTCTGCATCTTCGGCCATTGGGCAATGTTCGAATTTATATACTCTTACATCGTCTATAAGGTCAGTTAATTTAGTACCTTGCTTATTTTGTCCATAAAGAGAAATAGCCATAATCTATACCCCCCCTATTTCCAGATAGCATGGGCTTCAGGCATTTGCCATTCCATACCAGCTTCGGTTTGAATTAAGTCAACCCTACGGTCAACGCCACTGTTTTCCAATGTTTGAACACCAACATAAATCGCAGTATCACGGTTAAGTCCGTTACCGACCAGAGGACGGTATTTACATTGAGCCATATTGATTCCTAACATTTTCACCTGTGTTCCGTCTAAGTGAACATTACGAGCAGTATTCATAACTCCATAAGGAGTATAAATCTGTGTAATGTCTACACCAAAGACGTTCTTTTTGCCACCAATTTCAAAATTAGCACGTCCAGCCACTCTATCAGCTAGAGAAGAACCAACGTCCGTCTTTATAAGATTAGCAGTAAAGTATCCACTTAGTTTATGTAACCAGTTATATACATCGGTTGGAACCATAAACAACGTTGCATTAGCATTATTATGCCTTGGGTCTAAGAACTGTGACATATCATCAAGAAAATCATCTTGAGCTTTTGTGCCAGTTCCACCCATACCAGAACCACTGAAGATATTACCATAATTGATAATAAAATCAACAGCTCCTTGAGTGTACTGTACACTGTCAACAGAAGCTTGAGAACCAAATAACAACGATGTTTCAATGTCCCATTTATGTTCAATCAGCTTTTCACGCCAGATTCGAGCAAACTCATTAGGTTCGTACTTGAGCACGGTTGCGCGAGTGGTGTTATCCATCGCAAGTGCTGTTTTCCAAATCTGAGTTAATCCAAAACCGGTTGAGAAAGGCTGGTCTTTCCATGTTTCAGGATAGCCTGTACCTTGACCGTGAGCAGTTCCCACAACGTATGTACGCATCTTTTCAAGAACGTTAGCAATATTAGCATGATATGTAGTTCCTACTGGTACATTATTACAATAGGACGTTAATTCTGAGGTAGCTGCAGCAGAAGTAGCTTTTACAATAGTACCAGTAATAGGTACAGAGTAAACGCTTCTTGCACTGTCAGCAACTCCGTCGCTAGTGTCAAATGTAGCATAAGAACTATTTTCTTTAGCATGCACTGTATCAATACGAACAAGAATATAATCATCAACGTCTACTGAAGTAACTTCAGCTGCAGACGATGTTGAATTATTAAGTGGAACTTTTAGAACTTGGTCTTGCATTAAGAACTCAGGTTCAGTTCCAGATATTCCAACTTGTGTATCATTAGCTGAATTGCCAATCGAACTTCCAATATTACCACTTGATTTATAATCAGTAGCTAGTAAGAGTTTTACTTCTTGTCCAGCTGTGGTTGAAAGAGCTGCTGCACTTGTAGTCAAAAGTTTAGCATCTCCTGTTACATTGGCAGAGCCATTATGAAATCCAACTACATATGCATATCGCTTATGATAAGATGGTCTACGTTCTGTGAATTTAAACTCGGGGTCATCGGTAGGCTTTTTTGCAACTTTAGATACAAAACGGAAGAAAGGGTCTTGAGCTATTGATAACTCAGAAACTCTATCTCCGAAATTGTATTTTCGTCTAAGGTCGCCTGTGTCTTTAGAAGTACCGTCAGACCATGTTGCCACGTCTGAATAGGTACTTGCACCAAATACATCAGCCATATTTTCACCTTTTATTTAATCGTTATGGCTTAAAGTATTTTCTATTTAAAGATTCTAAATACTAAAAGCCTTTTCTAGTTCACTTTCAGAACCTAAAAGGGCATCAAATATTTTATCATCTGGAGACATTTCAACTTGAGTTCCACCGGTAGTAGCTAAAGAACTGGGTATTTCTTGAACCTCACGCATTTTATCGCGCATCTCATTTCTTGTTTTACTAGCTATCTTATTATCACGATTCTTACGATTCATTAAATAATAAATATCTTCTAATTCAAGAGATTTAGACTTTGCAAATTCAACGAAAGTTCCCCACTCTTCATCATCCAATTCATGTTGTTGACGGAAAGAAGCTTCTTTTGCTAACCTATGATTTTCAGACCTTTGTCCTTGTAATGCTTTTCCAAGCCTACGCTGAACAATGCCATCAATCGTGGCACCGAGAACTTTTGCTGAATCCGATTCTGGAGTTGCAAAAGCTTCATCGGCATCAAATGAAAAATCTTCGGGAAGATTTAATTTTGTTGCCATATTTTCAGGTGTCTGACCACCACCCTCAAAATAATTTCTCACATGAGTAATTAAATTAGGGTCGTCTCGCATAGCATCAAGGATTGGCATATAAGGCTCTATCTCTTGGAGTTTTCCATTGAGCCTTCTAGCCTCTCTGCTTGAATCGCTATACCTTTTTTGCATCGTATCCACATCCACTACTTGTGGGTTTGTTTCAACATGCGGTTGAACTTCACTGGGGCTCGTAAGTGTGTTACCACTATTAGAATCCGAGGTTAGCTGCGAAGTTTCGTCTAATATCCCACCATTAACACTTTCATCGAGGGCTGCGAAGAAATCATCTCCTGTGCCCCCCATTACTGCATCAACTGCTTGGGAATTTGGAATTGTAGTCTCTAATTCGGGGGCCATAACGGCGTTGCCTTGTTCTTGAGCCATACGTTTTTCTCCATTTTATTAATTTGATAAATTATAAACTTTAATGCTAAAGTTACAACTATTCTTTTTCACTCTGCTCTTTATCTTCCTTTAAGTCGTTTCTCATCTCATCACGCAGTCTTTGGAACTCAACTTTCAACATTCCTTTGAGTAATTTCTGTTGCGCCTGCGTATCTATTACATCTTTTCTTATTTCATTAGAAGCTTGTCCTACCTTCATTCTAATACCAGCCTGTACAAGTTGACGCTCTAATGTTTCAATTGTTCCATCTTTATCTTTCAAAGATTCTTCCATTGAAGATAATTGTCCTTGAAGTTGTGAATAGACTGACTTCCTTTCAACAATCTTTTCTTTATTTCTAATATCTGTTTCAGCTATCATAGCAATATCATCTATTAATCCAGCTTGGAACCATCTGAAGTATTCTTCTAATAATGCCCATCTATTTACTGGCATCGTAGCTCCTGATACTATCCTTACATCAAATCTTGCAGTAGAATAATCTTTATATCTACCTATTGCTTCTCCATAATCATTATAGATAGGTATATTAATTTTAACTTCTTTTTCTTCTTGAGGAATCTGACCAGCTTCAGGTTGTACAATCCTAAATACTTTTTCAATCGTATAATGTTTTTGAGCCATTTGCTGAAATACTCTACCTAAATGTTCTAAGGCAGGTTCTACAATACTACCCATCCATGCTTTTAATCTTCTAGTTCCAAACTCGTCATTTGCAAGTAACCCTCTATATGTTTCAGGCTGCTCTTGTGTAAATCCCATCATCGCAGATGGTACTCCACTTATATATTCTGCATCTGCCTTTCCTTCTTGTACTACTGTATAAAAAGCATTGTTGATTGGAGCCGGTAATACAGGAGTTGGAGAGGCAAACCCTTGACGATACTTTAATAAAGCCCCTGGCGAAGATGAATATTGTTCCCATTCTTCTTCTGGTACTGAACCTTCTTCATACATCCACCTAAGATTAGAAGCGAGGTTTGCATTATGCAACATAATCTGATGAGATTTATTTATCTCTTGTTGCTTACCAATAAGAGGAACAACTGCACTCATAGAATATGGAGTCCCACTGTACATATATGGAATAGGGACTATAGGATATTCAGTAATTGGTAAAGTATATTCATACAAGAATACATCATCACCAACTGTGCAAGTTAATATAACTCTATTTTCATGAAACTTTATTGCATCAACAATATTTCTTTTAGCATCACTTGCCTCTAATATTTTATAATCAGACTCACTCATTATCTGTTGTGCAATAGTAGTGGCAGAATCTTGAGCTTCAGCAGTTAACTGCATCCTTTGTTCTTCAATAGCCTGAATGGCCATCTTCTTAGCTTTTTCTAATTCTAACTCGGCTCTTTCAGGTACCATTTCACCTGCTTCCACAGATTCTTGGAGCTGAAGTTCTTTTTCTATTAATCCCACTTCTACTTCTTTTTGAAACTCCTCAATCTTTTCCTCTACCTGTTCTTTTATAACATCTAATTCTGCAGGACTTAGTTTTACTCTAATGAATACATTTCTATATGCAAATTTCTTCTTAGCATATGTTTCATAGTATGGGATAATATCTTCATCTTCAGCATCTAAGTTGACACCCATTGTAATATCTTCAGGCTGTATAGAGAATGATTCTTCCGTATCTCTTTGTGAATATGATACAACCTCAGTACTTCTTGCTACTTTCTTTATCTTAGCTTCATGGTCAGGTAACATATTTATCAAACTTGACCTTGAAAGATTCTTTCTAATTGTTACAAAGGTTGCATCTCTAAATAAGAAATCTCTACTTGCCGGGTCTACATACACATCATATGGTTCAATTCTTTTAAATTTAACTTCTCCCATTCCACGGTCATCATCTCTATCTATATCTACGAGAAAATATCCTACTCCTTTAGTAAGACTATCAAGAGCTACTTGACTATATAAAGATTTACCATTAGACAGATACCAGCAATAATCTGCAATATCTGAATGAACTTGAGCAGTATCAACATCATCTCCTGTGGCTCCGACTGCTTTCCACCTTGGATTATTAGCAGTAACAAAATACTTCATAATCTCTATAATAGGAGTTACCCTATTAATAGTGAATGTAGGCATCCCTGCTTCTTCTAACGAATCTACTTCTCTTTTTGAAAGTTGTTCATTTAAATAAAAGTCAAAACCTTTTTGGCTAAGAGATTGCCATCTTTGTCTATGACTATTATTCGCCCTTTCCCAAAGTTGTTTATTGGTTTGAGCTCTTTTCTTATTTGTCATTCTTGCCATTATCTTGCATACCTCCCTAATTCAGATAATTTGCTTCTAATAATTTCTATTGCAGGCGTTACCTTCATAATATATTCTTCTGGAATTGGTCTTCTAAGTTCTACTTCTCTCGCACCAGGTATTAATCTCCCACCTGAAAAATCAAACCTTCCACGTTCTCTCCACATAGGCCCTCCCACTGCATATCTATCCATCCAACTTCTTGGAATATCAAGGTCAATTAGTTCTCCTGGCCCTGGGACAGGTCTATTAAAGAATATATCATCAGCATACCCAGCTCCTGCAACATGTTTTTCAGCCATTTTACCAGCTTTCATACTTTCTACATATCCACTTCCTATAAGCGGACTTTCTTGAGCAAATACACTTCCTCCATATCTTTTACCTCCATGTAATTGTCCACCTCGAATCATTGTTTTTGCTTTCTGTTGAACTCCTCTGCTTAAAGGGATTCCAGCAGGTTTTCCGATTAATAAAGTAAGAGCATAAACAACAGCATCTTGTTTTGCCCTACCAGAACTTTGTGGAATTAATCCATATAAAGAACGAACATTCTTTCTTGTAGATTCATATTTACTTTCCCATTCATCACCATACTTATCCTTAAAATATTGTTTATCCATTCCCCAAAGATTTTGTTCAGCAAAGTCTCCTATCTTTTCCGCTAAAGCATCCCACATTGTTGGCTTTTTTATTGCGGCCACTTAATTACCTTAACCATTTCTTAACTGCTTCAATAAAATGTTGAGGGTCACCCTTACCGCCTTCACTATTGTAATACTTTTTCCAATAAGCGGCTTGCCCTTCTAATGTGTTAGGCATCT